GGGGGAAGGGGGCGGACCATCCGGGGAGGGGGGAGGGGGTAACGCGTTACCGCCGTTACCAGCGTTACTTGCGTTACGGTGCGTATCACGGTGGCGCCGGACCCGCGCCGCGGTCAGCGCCCGGCGCTTCTCTGTCTTGGCGTCGACCTCATCGGCTTCGGCCTTCTCTTCCGCGGCGACGACGGCCACCAGCATCTCGGCAGTGGCGCCGGCCGCGAGCATGGCCCGGAGAACTTCGGATCGAATGGCCATGGCTCTACTCCGCCGCCATCGGCAGGGATTGGGGTTCGGGCTCGACGTCGACGAAGTCCTCCCAGGAGAGGCGCCCCAGCGTGGTCGCGCCCCGGTGGGAGCGATCCCAGACGAACCAGGCGAAGGCCGTCATGCTGGTGGCCTTGGGGCCCTCCCAGCCGTCGCGGTGCATCATCGGCAGCCGCTTCCGGAAGACGTGGACGCGGGCCAGCGTGCCGGTGTCGAGCAGAGAGCCGCGCGTGATCCCCTCGTAGAAGGCGAGCCGCAGCAGCATCATCACGCGCGGACAAAGCTCGACGGCTTTCTCGGCGAAGGCGCGGGCGTGCTTGTAGGGAGGATTCGTGACGATGCAGTCGACCCCAAAGGGGGCGCCGTGCAGCTTCAGGAAGTCCATCTCGGCGACCTGACCGGGGCAGCCGTAGGAGACGAGATCGGTCGGCACCACTTCGTGCCCGGCGGCGCACAGCTCGCGGACGATGGCACCGGGCCCGCAGGCCGGCTCCCAAATCCGCTGCGGCAACCACTCAGTCGCGAGCAGGGCCCGCACCGCGACGCCGGGTGTCTCGTACAGGTCGTGTCCGCGCTCAGCGTGCGGGTGAGCCTTGTTCTCGCGGTAGCTCACGCCGCGAGCCTCCCAACCTGCCGGCGCACGATGCCCCAGCGCTCAAGCACCGCGATCGGCTCATCCCGGCCGCGCGTCAGCACGCACGGGACGCCGAGGCGCTCGCAGCGCTCCCGGAAGGTGACCTGCGCACCACTCTCGACACCGCGCGCGGTCTTCAGTTCGAGGAAGCCGACCCGGACGAGTCCGCCCAGCACCAGGAGGTCGGACAGACCAGCAGTCAGTCCGGCTTGCCCGAGGGCCCCCGCGTTCGGGATCGCGGCGACGAGGGTGTCCGGCAGGCCGAGCGTCTCCCAATGCTGGACGACGGCGGCTTGGATCGCGGATTCGCGCAGGACGGAGCGGCGGGCCATGGCTCAGCCCCGCGCCGCAATGGCATCTTCGATGTCGACCTGCGCCCCATCCGCGCGCATCTGCTTCGCGGCCTCGCGGATGACAGTTCTGGCGCTGGCGCCGACGGTGACGGTGACGCCCTCCATGCCAGCGAACGCGCGGGTCACCTTGTCCCCGACCTGCTGGCGCATGCTGCGCTCGCTGCCGCCGCGGGTGCGAGCCGTCTCGCGCTCGACAGCGGCACGTCCGAGCGGCGTGTCCGCCAGCATTCCGAGCGCCTGCATGTAGAGTTCGAGGATCGCCTCCTCTTCCATGCGCTCTTCGTAATCGCGCTTGCGCATGGCGATGATCTTGCGAATGACCTTCGTGTCGAAGCCGTTCGCCTTGGCTTCCGCGTAGACGTCCTTCACGTCGCCCGCTATGCCGGCCTTCTCTTCTTCGAGCCGTTCAATACGCTCGATGATGGTTTTCAGTTGATCGGCCGCGACCGAGGACGGATCGACTTGCGGCGCGGGCGCATTTCTGGCACTCATCTGTCTCACCTTGATCTCGGACATTGCAACCGCCCGGTTCCCCGCTTCGCGGATGGGGAGCCGGGCGGTTCGCGTTTCAGGGGTGGTAGCGACCTGGTGGCAGGCGCTCGCCGTTGACCGGGCGCATGGGATCGCCGCCGATGGGCGGACGGCGCGGCACGCGGGGCTCGTCGATCACGGGCAGGTCGTCCGCCGGCAGATCCGTTGCCGCGCCTGCCCGCAGCCGCTCTTCAGCTTGAGCCATCCAGGCGAGCGCGGAGCGCCGGCACGTGACTAAGCTCTTCGCCGCCGGCGATGCGTTGTCGCGAAGGAGGTTGTTGCGCCGCGCGAGCTCGTCGCGCAGGCGGACGATCTCGTCGGCGATTTCGGCGTCGGACAGGTCGGCGAGGGCGCTCATCGTCAGGCGACCTGCACCGCGTCGTCCTGGCCGCGCGCAGCGTCCGCCTCGTGGGCGAGCCGCTCGCGGAGCAGGTAGCCCTCGAAGGCCCAGATCTTCTCGCGAGCGTTCTTCCGCGCGATCTGCCGGCCGATCTCCGGATCGAAGTTCGCCGGGCTGGCAGCGGCACTCTCGCCGGTCACGTTGAAGCCGTTGCGCAGGGTGAGTGCGCAGACCGTGAGCGTCGTGCCCGGGAAGACGTGGTAGGCCTCGCCCACGATGCAGGCGTCGATCAGTTCGGGCGTCAGGCGCGGGGCGTTGAGGCCCTTCGCCTGCAGGGTCTCTTCCAGCTTGGTCTCGTCGGTCGACATGGTGGCTCCTCGATGAAGCCGGGCGGCCCGATGCCACCCGGAAGGGGGCAGGTCAGGCGGCGTCGAACACGACCCGCGGCGGCACGATCATCCAGTCGTCGGCGAGCATGTCCGACTGCGACGCGAGCCAGCCCATCAGGATCTCGCCCGCGGCCGTCTTCATCGTCAGGCAGGGGAGCACGACGGCGCTTCCGCCGTTGGCGCGGGCGAAGTCCTCGTTGTGGGGCGACCAGAACTTGTCGGCCTCGACGAGGCGGCCGCCGAGCACTCCGCTCAGCGCGATCCACATGCCCTTGCCGTTCCAGCCCTCACGGGCGACGCGGTGGCCGGATTTCAGCGCAGCCAGAGCATCGCCGAAGGACATCGCCGAGACCGTCGAGACCGGCGCATAGCCCGCCTCGAACACATCGCGCGGCGAGTGGGAGAGGTAGCCGTCGGGCTCGCTCTCCGTCGGCGCGTAGCGCACGAGCATGTCGCCCTCGCTCACAGCGCCAGGGCGGCGCAGGAAGCCGGGCGGCACCGGGACGACGATGTAGCCGTGCTCCGGATGGTTCACGCCGACCTTGCCCGAGCCGTCGGCCTGGAACTCGGCCGCCGCGATCGGATAGGCCTCCACCTGCTTGTGGCTGACGTGGGTCGGGCTGAAAGCGGCGAGGTGCTGATCCGACGCGCTGAGGAGCGACTGATCCTTCGCTGCGACGCTCACCGCACTCCCGCCGCTCGACTGCCTGCTTCCACTCATGTTGCTCGGCTCCTTTGGGTCTCGCTCAGCGGCTACGGCCGCGGCTCCATCGCCCCGAACAGGGGCAGCTCGGTCAGTTCGGAGGCAGTCGGCCGCCGCGGTCGGCGAGCAGCCGGTCCCATAGGCGTCGGCGCCACGTCCGCACCCGGCTCCACAGCGGCGCCGTCAGCCGCGCGAAGAAGAGCCTCAGCCGCGCGAACAGCAGCGTGATCACACCCGGCGATGGAGGCGGTGAGCGAGGTTTCATCGGCGAGCTTCCTGAGTTGCCGCTCGCGTTCGGCGGCGTGGACGGCTTCGAGCCGGGACAGGACGTGCGAGGCGATCTCCTTGGGCGGCCGGTATTTCAGCGCCCAAAGCTTGGAGAAGGGGACGCGCGCCCGAGTAGCGACCCGGCGCATTGCGTTGCCGGCATCGCCCCAACCTGTCGCTTCCCAGCGGATCAAGTCGTCGGCCCAAGTCCGGGCCTGTGAAACGTCAGCGCTAGACATTTGCGCCACCCGCAAAAGCTTTTTGCACACCCTCAAATCCCTCTGTGGTTTCTTCGGACCACTGAGAGAGGACGTGCAGATGAGGGAGGGAGCGGAACGCACGAGGCACAGGAGCGCGACGGCCGACAGCTTGGCGGCAGAGGCAGGCGCGCGAGTAGGAACGGCCCGAGGAAAGGACCGCCCCCGCGGGAACGGGAGCGGCCAAGTCCATGGGAGGAACGCCCACCATGGGCGTGTCAGCCGCGGGGCGACCGACCACGAGCGCGCCGCGGGAACGGCGCGAATGGGGGACGGGTCCGCCGACGTCAGAAACAGTGACGACGGACCCGACCGGCCGGCGAACTCCGGCGCGGTTCGAAAGGAGAGCGCGACGGGGGCTTGGGGGCTTAAGCGCACCCGCCGCGCACGGGAGGCCGAGGCCGCCCGATCTGGGAAAGGGGAGGGCGGCGCTCATGGCAGCCACCAAGCAAGCCAGCACAAGCCGCCTGCCGCCGCATCGACCACGCCGACAGCGAGCGCCGAGAGCGACCCGCGCAGCGCAGCGCGAGCGAATTCGGCAGCAGCGCAGACGGAGAAGGTGAGGGCGGCGAGCGCGGCCATCTCACGCGCGCCCCACGACGAACGACCTACCCCGAATGCGCAGGGCAATGGCTGCAAGAGCTTGGCCGCCGCAGGCGAGGGAACGCCGAGCCGCCGCTATCATCGCTGGAGCGCGATGACCGGAGGCGACCATGCGTCCCGAGGACTTCGACGACATCATCGCCGAGCAGGCCGCACTGCAGCAGGTGTTGCTGATGGCGCTCCGGCGGATCGCCGCGCTCACCAGGGAGAGCGGGAAGGACCCGGCCGCCGTGCGCGCATGGTGGAAGGAAGACGGGCACGAGGCGATGGACAAGGCCACCTTCCTTGTAGCGCCCGGCCACGACCGGATCGTGCGGACGAAGGCGAAGGCGCGGCTCGACGAGATCATCGAGATTGGCCTTCGGTAACGAAGCCGTCGGAGCCATGCGGAGACAGGCAGCGCAGCGGCTCGGCGCGCTCGCCGTCAGGCGCGGCGGCTGACGGAGCGGCGGCTGACGGAGCGGCGCTCCGAGGCTGGGGCGCGGACGCAATCAACTCAGTGGCGGTGACCTTGCCGGCCGTTCCCGCCACGATCTTGCGGATGGTGGCACCGCGCGGATCGCGCTCGCCTCGGATGATCCGGTGAATGGTGGATGGCGGCACGCCGATCTCGCCCGCGAACGTGGTCGGGGTGATCTGGCGCTCGGCCAAGTAGGCAGGAAGATCCATAGCGAATGAATTCGCCAATTGGCGAAGTTTGTCAACGGGGATCTCGCCATATGGCTCTGGCCGCTGTTCATGCGTCCGAGCAGTTTCGCCCGATGGCAATGCCTGAGCTAAAGCGCCGCCGAAAAGAGAAGAAGCTGACGCTGGATGCCCTGGCGCAGCTCGTCGGCGTGTCCTTGTCCCAGGTTCAGCGCTTCGAGTCGGGAGATCGGGAGCCGAAGAAGAGCGAGCTCGAAGCTTTGGCGCGCGCGCTCGACTGCACCATCCCGGAGCTGCTGGGCGAAGACACGTCCGGGACCACCGTGCCGCCGCAGCGTGGCCATCTGCTGCCCGTCCCGTTGATCGGCCGGACCGCAGCGGGCATCTTCCGAGAGGTGATCGAGTTCGACGACGGCGAGCCGGAATATGTCTTCGAGCCCGAGGACGAGGACTACCCCAAGGCCAAGCGCTTTGCGCTGACCGTTGAGGGCGACAGCATGAACGCTGCCGATCCGCCCATGCCCGACGGTTCGCGCGTCATCTGCCTGGACTTCGAGCAGACCGGCCTTCCCTTCGTGGAGGGGATGATCGTCGTCGTTCAGCAAATCCGAGAGGGCGGTCACCTAAGGGAATGGTCGGTGAAGCAGATCGAGCTTCACGGCGACGAAGTATGGTTCTGCCCTCGCTCGACTAACGGCAAGCACAAACCAATAAAGGTCGCTAACGATCGCGACGACGAACGCTGGAACAAGCTCGAAGTCATCGGCCTAGTGCGCGATGTCTCGACAAAAGTTCGCATGCCGAAGTTTCGCTCGGGTCGATAACTCGCCTGTTGGCTTATCCTCGTTTTCCACAGGGCCCGGCTTGTGAAAGGGCCGGGGATTGCCAGCAAATGACATGGACGACTCGCCGCCAGCGCCAGAACATAGCGTGAACACCAACAGGGAAGGAAGCACGCGTGTTCGATGAGGTGTCCACGATCCGAGCCCGCTTCACGATGCGGCTGCGGTGCCACAACTGCAAACACACGACGACGCGAACCATCGAATCGCCTGCCCTGGAGGACGCGCCCTGTAGCGTCGAGGAGCTTCTCGAAAGCGCTTGGCTTCAGCGTCAGAGCTTCGCGTGCGGGGAGTGCGAGAACCCCATCGCGACGCTCATCAGCGTAAAGCAGGAGGAGGTCGTCTAAGACCGGAGCACCCGCCGGCAAAATTCGCCAGTTGGCGAAAAATGGCTTGACGCTATTTTCGCCAATTGGCAAACTGCCTCCATCGCCGCTCACCGAGCCGATGGAGCCGCAAGGTGCCCGCCTACCCGCCCAACGACGGCTACTGGATCACGACCCTCGACGGCATGTACGCCGTCTGCTCCGCGCGCGGCATCGAGCCCGGCTACGAGAGCATCGAGACCTACGGCGACGCGCTGGATCACATCCGCGACCTGACCGTCCGCGACCTCATCGCGGCCCAGGAGGAGCACGCCGCTCTCGACGACTTCGAGGCCCAGCACTTCGCCGAGGCCGCGTGATGATCGCGTTCCTCAACTCCCTTCCGCCGCTCCAGGCCCTTGCGGCCCTCGGCTTCGGCGCCCCCGTCAGCGTGCTCGGCCTCGCCTTCTTCATCTACGACGCGGGCCGTCTGGTCCGCCTCGCGATCACGGGGCGGCTGTGATGGCGGCCCTCGTCGTCTGCGCCTCCAACGGCGAAATCTGTGACGCGCTGAACCGCGCACTGGATCTGGTCGAACAGGCCCTCGCCGAAGCGATCAGCGTCCGCGACGGCATCGCGCCCGACGTTCGGCTGCGCGACCACGCCTGGAAGGTCGAACTGCTCCGCGCCCGCGCCGTGAGCCTCGTCAGCTTCTGCGACGGCATCGCTGCTGCCGACGCCAAGGTCGCGGCGACCGACGCCGATTCGCCCCTCACCACCGACTCGCGCGAGGCCGCATGAGCGCCGCCCTCCAATACCTGCCGGGCGCGCTCGTCCTCGTCGGCATCGTCGCCCTGATCGGCTGGCCGGTCGTCGCCGGCATCCACGACGGCAACCTCCAGCAGGCAGCCGACGACGGGGAGGGCCGCGACCGTGGCTGACCGCACCCCTGAACAGCAGGCGCTCGCCGACTTGTTCCTGTCCCTCGGCATCCGTCTCCCGCTGCGAGTCGGCGGGTTGCTCGGCCGCGAGATCCGCGACGCTGACGGGCACACGTTCTTCATCATCCTGCCGACCCGCAGCCAGTCCGACGACCGCGCTCGAGCGCTCGCGATCGTGAGTGCTGCGAACGCCGGCACTGGCACGCCCGACTACGAGGCCGGCCCGCTCCCGGTCCTGCGCCCTCTCACAGCCGACGTGATCCGGGCCGCGTCCGACCCCTTCGACCCCGACCACCTCGTCGCGCTGGCCCAGGCCGCCCGACGCCCCGCAGCGGAGTAACCGAGCCATGAGTGCCGCACGCCGAGAAGTGACCGCTTACGAGGAGCAGCGCGCCCCGGCTGCCATCCAGCAGCAGAGCGAGGCCGGCGCCCTCGTCAGCATGATCGAGCGGGCCGCACGCGACCCGAACGTCGATATCGACAAGATGGAGCGCCTTCTGCAGATGCAGGAGCGCGTCCTCGCACGCACCGCCCGCGAGGCCTTCAACGTCGCCTTCGCCGAGATGCAGAGCGACCTCCCGGAGATCCGGGAGAAGGGCAGGGGCGACAAGAACACGACCTTCGCCCTGTGGGAGGATGTGAACGAGGCCATCAAGCCGGTCCTGAAGGATCACGGCTTCGGCCTCAGCTTCAAAACCGGCCGGACGAATGACCGGATTACCGTCACCGCGATCTTGCTGCACCGGGCCGGACATAGCGAGGAGACGACCCTCGAACTGCCGGTCGACACGTCTGGCAGCAAGAACGCCGTCCAGGCGGTCGGCTCCTCCACGTCCTACGGCAAGCGCTACACGGCGATGGCGCTGCTCAACCTGACGAGCCGCCTCAAAGCCGATCGCGACGACGACGGTCGTGGTGCCGGGGCTCCCACCGTCAACGAGGAGCAGATCGCGGACCTCGCCGACCTGATTGAATCGGTCGGTGCCGATCTGCCGAAGTTCCTCCGCTTCATGGGCGTCGAGAGCCTCGCCGACCTTCCGGCATCTCGCTTCGAGCAGGCCGTGCGCGAGCTCAAGAAGAAGGAACGCCGCTGATGGCCGAGATGGTCCAGGGCTCCGCCGAGTGGCTTGCCGAGCGCGTCGGCAAGCTCACCGCCTCCCGCGCCAGCGCCGTCGTCGATCGCACGGCCAAGGGTAAGCCGACCGCCGATTACGAGCGGTATCTGATGGAGCTTGTCGCCGAGCGGCTCACCGGCCTTTCGGCTCCCCACTTCGTCAGTTCGGAGATGCTGTGGGGTTCGGAGCATGAGCCCGTCGCCTGCGCCGCCTACGAGTTCGAGACCGACTTCGACACCACGAAAATCGGCTTCGTCCCGCACCCGCTGATCCCGATGTTCGGGGCCAGCCCAGACCGCCTCGTCGGCAGCCGCGGGCTCGTCGAGTTCAAGTGCCCGACGACGCTGACGCACATCAAGACGATCCTCGCCGGGACCGTGCCGGAGGATCACTTCCCGCAGCTCGACGCGCAGCTCGCCTGCTGCCCTGAGCGCGAGTGGGTCGATTTCGTCTCCTACGACCCGCGCGTGCCCGACGACATGCGCCTCTTCCGGCGCCGCGTCCTGCGCGCTGAGCGCGCCGAGCACATCCACACCCTGGAGCACGAGGCGCGGATCTTCCTTGCCGAGGTCGATGCGCGGATCGAGCGCCTCGCCGATGCCTGCCGCCCTGACTTGCGAGAGGCCGCCTGACATGGCCGTTCGCCCCAGCCCGAGCGAGGCCGACATCATGCGCCTCGTCTATGCCGGACTGACCTACATGGAGGTCGGCCTGCGCCTGCGCATCTCGAACAAGACGGTCGCGCGCATCGCCAGCAGTCACGGCTATGACGCCACGAAGCGGATCAAGCTGAAGGCGAAGAGGCGGGCCGAGATCCAGAAGCGCCAGCGCGCCCAGCGCGCGTTCCAGCAGGCGCAGGCGGCCGCGGAGCGGAAGCGGCAGCAGGGCGAGCGCGAGCCGCTCAAGCCTATCCCGCAGGTGCCGGCTTGGATCGATGCCGCTGGGCTGGCGGAGGACTATCGCGATCTCGCCCGTGAGTTCGACGAGGATCACGCCGCCCGCGAATGCCGGAAGCTGACTGCGGAGATCCGCCGGCAGAAGGCCGTCGACGCTCGCCTCGGGAGCGCCGCATGAGCGCCCTCGGCATCTACTGCGCCGATTGCGGCACCGAGTGCGAGCGCGTCACCGGTCGCGAGGCCGGCGCTCGCGACCCGGACCTGATCGACGCCCAGGTCTGGGTCTGCCCGTTCTGCCCTGATGCGTGGGCCCCGAGCGCGGCCGACGGTTCGGCGGTCGGGCTTCCGGCCGGCGAGGAGACCCGCAACGCTCGCGCCCTGCTGCGCAAGCGCCAGGTCGAGCGGCTGATCGGCGAGGCCCTGCTCCACTGCCCGAACGGGCGCCCCATCGCCGAGGAGCGCGTCGCGTCCTTCCTCGCGCACGAACTGCGCCTGCCGACCGACGAGGCGGCGATCGACCGCCTCAACATCGAATGGTGCCGCCGCGCGTGGCTCGCCCTGAAGGGCGCCTCCTACGCCGACGTCGTGCGGCACGCCCAGACCTATCGCCCGAGGAAAGCCGCCTGATGCGCCCCCTGATCATCGACAGCTTCGCAGGCGGCGGTCTGCCCCGAGGGCTCCAGACGCTAGCGCGCGTGGATTACAAAAATTCCGGTAGCGAGAGTTGCACGCCCAACTGCTGCACGTCCTTCCAGATCACAGCGGCCCAATACCGCTCATCGCTGTTTGAAACCTCAAGTAGGAAGCAGTCGGGTATCCCGAAGACACTATCAACCCGCAGCTTGGCCCCGGCGTCTGAACGGTCAACTATCCGACAGGAAACCGCTTTTCCGTACCGTGGGATAATCCTTGCCGGCCTTCCGTCGGCGTATCGCACCGCGCGTCGCTGCTCGACCATTCTGCGGCCATCCACTCTGAGGTTGCAGAGCGGCCGTAGCGCAGAAGTTGCTGTCGACGGGTTAATGCGCGCCGCCGCTGCCCTTCTCCTTTTGATCGGGGCGCGCGCCGCAGGAGGCCGCTACCGGACGATTTCCTCATCAGCCAGCCACAGCTCTACTGGTGGCGAAGCTCCTTCAACGTCCACAACAACTTGCCGGAAATCTGCCTCTTCCAAGGCTCCGGGCTTTGGCATTGACGTGACGTCGCCCACCGCGCGGACCGTCCCTCGTAGCTTCACGGTGCCTACGGTGATCGTCACGGGAGCGCCCTCATGCACGGGGCTGGTGTCATCGTTTAGGTCGGCCACTGGAAGCCTTTCCTATCGACCATGGAATGGTGCGGTAGAGGACAGTTTCGTGGTCGCGGCCACATTCCTTGGGGCGGTGACCCACACACTGTCCCTCTCGCCCTCCGCGGTCCGCGCTGAGGGCGCCTCGGCATGACTGCGCCTTCCTCTCCCGACACGACCTCCCTCGCCTCCGCAGTCGAGAGAGGGAAGGAGCGTCCGATTATCTTTTCGGCTCCGATGGTGAGGGCGATCCTTGCCGGGCGGAAGACGCAGACGCGGCGGGTGCTGAGGGAGCAGCCGCCGACACCGGAGCAGTTTCGGGGGAGCACCTTCAGCCTGGACCGCGCAGTCGCTGATGGCGTGATGCTTTACAGCCAGAACGATTATGAGCGCCTGCCGAAGCATCCGACGGATTGGGAGTTGCTCGGGTCGGTTGGCGTCGCCCGGACAGCGGGTTTCCCAACCCGCTTCACGGTGCCTTTCTCGGCCGGTGACCGGCTGTGGGTGAAGGAGAACTGGCGTACGACCGGAGACGCTGGCCGCGCAGACAGCACCGCTCCGTCGAAGATTCAGCCTCATCGCGTCTGGTACGAGGCAGACGGACAAGCACCTGCCGACGAGGCAGCCGGCAAACTTCGCCCGTCCATCTTCACGCCCCGCTGGGCCTCGCGCCTCACGCTCCTCGTGGCCGACGTTCGGGTCGAGCGGCTCAACGCCATCAGCCACGCCGACGCGATCGCCGAGGGCGTGGAGCACGAAAGCGCCGATCCGCCCTTCTACTACGTCCCCGGCATCCACCCGCACAGCCTGACCGCTGTCGGCGTCGAGGAGCCCGGCGGCCGTCACGCGGAGCGGAGCTTCGCGAAGCTCTGGGAACACATCAACGGCGCCGGCTCATGGGGCGCGAACCCGTGGGTCGTGGCGGTCAGCTTCCAGCCCTTCCAGACCAACATCGACCGCATGCCCGAGCGGCAGGCGCCCGTCGTCCCTGCCGCAGCCGAGTGACCGCCATGGCCGAGCACAGCACCATCGAATGGACCGACCACACTTGGTCACCCTGGATCGGCTGCACGAAGGTAAGCCCAGCGTGCGACGGATGCTATGCCGAGCACCTGATGGACACCCGCATGGGCCGGGTCGAGTGGGGGCCGCACGGCAAGCGCTCGCGGACCAGCGCCGGCTACTGGCGCAAGCCGCTGGCATGGGATCGGGAGGCGAAGGCCGACGACAAGACGATCACCGTCTTCCCGAGCTTGTGCGACCCCTTCGATAACCGGGCCGACCCGGCGGTGCGCCGCGAGTGGTTCGACCTGATCCGGGCCACGCCGCACCTGCTCTGGCTGCTGCTGACGAAGCGGCCGCAGAACATCGTCGCGATGGCGGAGGCTGCCGGCGGCCTGCCAGAGAACGTCGCGCTCGGCACAACGTGCGAGGACCAGAAGCGGGCCAACATCAACGTGCGGCACTTGCTGGACGCGGCACGCGACCTGCGCCCGATCCTCACCTTCGTGTCGGCCGAGCCTCTGCTGGGCCCGATCGACTTCACCCGGATCGTCTACGGTACAGCCGACGACTTCGTGATCGTGCGCGATGCCCTGAAGGCCTCCGACATCGAGCGCATTGATTGGGTCATCACGGGCGGCGAGACCGACCAGGGCCAACACAAGGCGCGGCCAACGCATCCGCAGTGGTTCCGGGACATCCGCGACGCCTGCGCAGCGGCCGGGGTGCCGTACCTGCACAAGCAGAACGGCGAGTGGATCGGTGACGATCCGAGCAGACCGCGAGGCTTCCCGAACGGATGGCGCGCCCTGCGGGCGCACACGGACGGGCCAGCTCGGCGCGAGGAACTCTACCCCGAGGCTGGAGCCGCCTTCGTCACCCGCGTCGGCAAGAAGGCCGCCGGCAGGCTCCTCGACGGCGTCGAGCACAACGGCTTTCCCGCCTCTCACCCCGCCCCGTCCGAGATCGAAGGAGGGCGGCCTTGAGCGCGATCCTCTCCGACTGCGGCCTGTACCGCTATCGCCTCGAGCGGGATCTCGGCGGGATGCTCGCCGGACCTACGGTCGCCTGGATCATGGTCAACCCGTCCACCGCGGACGCGGTCGATGACGACCACACGATCCGCAAGGTGATCGGCTTCTCTCAGCGCCTCGGTGCCGGCCGGATCGTCGTCGGCAACCTGTTCGCCTTTCGGGCGACCGACATCAAGGCACTGCGCACGGCAGCCGATCCGATCGGACCCGATGCCGACGACCACCTCCGCAAGATCATCTTCGGCGCCGATCGCATCATCGTCGCGTGGGGGCCGCTCGCCAAGCTGCCGAGCCCGCTGCGCACACGATGGCAGCGGCTCGTCGAGATCGCGGGCCAGAACGTCCGGAGCCTCCGGTGCCTCGGCACAGCGATGGACGGCCACCCGCTTCACCCGCTGACGCTCGGCTACGGCCGACCGCTCGTGCCCTGGTCGCCGCCGGTTGCCCCGATCCCATCCACCACCACCGCACGAGGCCGAGATGCGTAGCGCCAGCACCACCGGCGGCACCGGGGGCAAGGGCGGATCGACGAGGCTGCCTGCCAACATCGCCCCTCGATGCCTGACGCGCGCCCAGGCGGCCGAGTACTGCGGCTGCGACACGGTCGAGGCGTTCGACGGCTGGGTGCGCAAGGGGATCGTGCCGGGCCCGATCGTCGGCACGCACCGATGGGACCGGCGCGCCATCGACCGCGCGCTTGATCGCCGCTCGGGCCTGCTCTCTGATGCGACCCAGTCAATCGACGAGTGGCTGGCCGAAAATGCGAGTTAGGCTGCGGGGCATCAACACCGTCCGCGCGAAGCTCGCGGATGGAACGGTGAAGGTCTACCACTACCACCGCGCCACCGGCACCAAGCTCGTCGGCGAGCCCGGCACGCCCGAGTTCATCCGCTCATTTCAGGATGCGGTCCGCAGTAGCGCCCTGGCGCGCAGCGACGGCAGCGTCGAGTGGTTGATCCGGCAGTACAGGGAATCGCGCGCCTGGACCGAACTCGCCGCCAAGACGCGAGAGAGCGCCGCCTATGACCTGAAGGCGTGCGAGGAGCGGTGGGGCTCGACGCTGCTGACCATCGTCGAGAACCCGCGCAGCCGACCGGCCTTCCTGAAGTGGCACGACAAGCTCGCCGAGAAGCACCCGAAGGCGGCCGACGCGAAACTCGGGCGACTGGCGCGGGTGTTCGCGTGGGGCGTTGATCGCGGCCACATCCGGCACAATCCGGTCGCCAGCTTCGAGCGCGCCTACCGCTCAGACCGAGCCGAAATGATCTGGATGCCGGAGCATGTCGCTGCGTTCGAGGCGGTCGCGTCTCCCGAGATCCGGCTCGCGATGATGCTCGCCCTTCACACCGGCCAGCGGCAGGTCGATCTCCTGACGCTGCCGTGGTCGGCTTGGGATGGCACAGCGGTGACGGTGCGCAGCCAGAGCAAGAGCCGTCGGCTTGTCTACGTGCCGGCGACCCGCGCCCTGAAGGCGGCACTTGATGCCGCACCGCGGAGTGCCACCACGATACTTGTCGCGCCCCGCGGCACGGCTTGGCGCAAGCGGCACTTCCATGAGTTGTGGAGCGAGGCGTTCGCAGCTGCGAAGATCACCGACGATCTCCACTTCCACGACCTGCGCGGCACGGCCGTGACGATGCTGGCGGAAGCGGGCTGCACGGTGCCGGAAATCGCGACCATCACGGGCCACTCGCAAGCGCACGCCCAGAAGATTTTGGACCGATATCTCGCCCGAACCCGAACGCTGGCCGAATCAGCGATCGCGAAGCTCGACGAACACCGACGGAACAAAAATCTACAAAACGGTCTGCAAAACGCGTCTAGGGCGAAAGGCTGAGGCCCTGCTAAGTCGTTGAGAAGTAATGGTCGGAGTGGCCGGACTTGAACCGACGACCCCCTGTCCCCCAGACAGGTGCGCTACCGGGCTGCGCTACACTCCGAAACCCTTGCGGGGCTCGCGGCTCATAGCGGTCCGCTTCGGGCAGCGCAACCCCTTCCGCGCGCCTCGGAGGACAAAGCGCGCGCCGCCAAGCAAATGGTGTGCACGAAGGTGCATCTTTCCCCGGAAGTTGACCCGGCGCATTGTTTGATCGCACTGCATCAAGCACGACGGCAGACAGGACGATGCACCGGATGTTCGTGTCGGGCGCCTCGCACGACTCGCGCCGTTGCAACCTAAGAGAAAGTTTTGGCTGCCCTTCTCTAGCGCGGCTGAGCGACCTATCGTAGAGTGAGAGCGATGTTTTTGCCCCGCCATGTCTAGAAAATCACTCGACCTGACGTTGGAAATCCTCAAGTCGCTCGATCGAGCCCATTCGCGTGAGGATATCTTGCGAGCCATCATGCCGCGGCTGAACGCGCTGGGCATCGAATACGTCATCTCGGCCATGATACCGCAGAAGCGTCTTCCGGCGCGAACACAGAAGAACTACATCATTTTGGAGAATACGTCCGACGAGTGGAACCGGCTCTACTTCTCGAAGGGCTACATGTATACGGACCCGATCGTGCAAACGACCCTGTCCAGCACGACCGGCTTTCGTTGGTCGGAGATCGAGCCGGCGGGCGTGCTCGACCCCCGCTCGCGGCAGGTGATGAACGAGGCCGGCGAGTTCGGACTCAGCGACGGCTTCACCGTGCCGCTCGCCACGCTCGAGGAGGAGCGCGGCGGCCTGACCTTCGCGGGTCGGCAGCTCGATATCAGCCCGGGACAGCGCGGGATGCTGACTCTGCTCGCCTCCTATGTGGTTGGACAGACGCTGCTCATCGACAATGGACCCAGCGAGCGCCGAATGGGGCTGACCCCGCGCGAGCGCGAGAGCCTGCAATGGGTCGCCGAGGGCAAGACCGATTGGGAGATCGGCGAGTTGATGGGCATCTCCCGGCACGGCGTCGATTTCCACCTGCGCTCCGCCCGGATGAAGCTCGGCTGCATCTCGCGCACTCAGGCGGTTGCCGAGGGCTTCCGGCGCGGGCTGATCATCTGA